AACTAAGGCTAAAATTAGTGCATCAATGAAGAAAAATTGTTTTAGCTAACACAGGAACAGAGGCGAGGTTACGTTCGCCGGTATGAGTCGCTAAGGTAGCTAGCTAACCCTTAGGGCAGGTAACAGTACTAAAATGCGATGTAACAGGTGAGCAGTGATCTGCTTCATAGGGGATACCTCAAAGATGTTCTCCACCAATTTTAACTTTTTGGAAATATTTTTTAAAATATCTGCAAAAAGGTGTTGACAAACAGTAAAAAGTTTGCTACAATATATACATACACTAAGCAATTAGATGTATTTGTTCTTTAAAAATTAAGTATAAGAAGTTCTTATACACTTACATATCAATAATATGTAGTTGTATAAGAATTTAAGGGTAGTTTATTATCCTGTAGGCGGCTTGCCGTTTACGAAAGATAACTGTGGTGACACAGCCAAAGGAGGTATGCCTACATAACTCCGCTAGTAATAGTCTGCATAAGCAAGCCTGCTCACTACCGTGAGGTAGCGATCACTGATAAGACCGGTGGTTGTAACAATGACGCTGGATGTTGTGGAAAGAACATTTGCCGACAAGCCCGAAAGGGGAACTTGGGTAGATGGAAAGTAACAGGTGGTGCTGACTTCACAACTAAACCAGTCCAGTTAATTAGTATGAGAAAGGGTAGCGTATTTGTCCGAAGGGTTGCACCTAAGGGCTTGTATGCAGTTTGCGTGGTTATTGGAGGCTGTCAGCAATGGCGGGGTCGACATAAATCGCAAAAGACTACTGAGTAGTTCGCAAGACAAAAGGTACGTGGTGTGTTGTATTATGTATTCCAAAAGAGTATGTAGCAACTGAGTCAGCACATCGCAGTAGGTTCAGTTATAGGCTAATGGTAGGCCGATTTCCTTTTAAGAAATAGACTGAAGGTTCAACTCCTTCTAACAATAAAAGCAAAGACTGACTCGGTTGTATGTGAAAAGCATCTAATACTTGGGGCGCAAGCTAACCAAGTCCAATAAAGCTCGCAAGGTGATATTGGTTTATGCAGGAAATTTCGTAAGGTGTTAGCGCACTTGAATAGCTCGCAAGGTTAACGGAAAAGAAAGCGTAGAATAGCATACGGCGACATGACTACTGCCTGTCATTAAAAACGGCGATGTTGACAACAGACTAGGATACCTAGCAATAGGGCTTAGTGGAAGTCGGAAGAAAGTACGCTCGCAAGGTGTACAATAATGTCCGAGGTGTTGTTTGGTAAGCGTGTATTCTCAGCGCTCCATTATACTAAAATACATTTGACAAAATTCGGGTTCATCCGTGAGGACATTAATTGCTCCTATATCAAGTGTGTTTCAGTATAAAATTGTTTTGTTAGTTTTCTCAAAATTAACCGTTATTGAGTATGGAGATGAGAGGTAGCAAACCAAATAAGGCTCTAAACTTTATTTGTCATAAACTCCGTGTTCCAGTGACCCAAAGTTAAAGGCTTAACAGCATTGTTTATTGATCTTTGGCAATATTGGAATCTCTGTCTCTTGAACTTTGCTTCGATGATTGGCAACAGTCGTTAAGTGTGATTTGCACATTGTCCGGCTGCTTACTTGCCATACCCATTAATGTATTATTGTCATGTTGTTATTAAAAGGAAATCAAATGAAATTATCTCTGCGTAAAGCCAATGCATTGCAAAATGCAATCCAAGAACAAATCAAAACAATTGAAATGACTGTGTCTGTTTCAATTAATGAGTTCCAAGAAATCAATCCCACCTTGACTAAGGCCCGAGACACCTTGATCATAAACGATGCTCGTCGTAAAAGCCTGTTACAGGTTCTATACACCATTCGTGCTCAAATTGGCAATGCCAATGACGCAGTTGGTGTGAGCCAACGTTTGTCACAGTCTGCTTACATTGATAAGCGACTGGCTCAACTTAAGACATTGACTGATAGCACTGTCTCAGAAGTTGAAGTTGTGCTAATGGGCAAGTTGGATAAGATTCGCAATCGTCCAGCAGATTCTCGTCATTCCCTTTATGGTTCTCAAGATGAAGTGCATACTGGTGTTTTGACTACTGAACAAGTTTCTACTTTTAAAGCTGAAGTTGCGGCTTTGAAGAAAGACAAGCAAAATCTCAATGACCAAGTACTGGAGTTGAATGTACGCACTGAGATTGATTTGGATCAAACATCAATTGATGTATTGACTTCCGAAACATTGTTATAAATATACAGCGGGGAGGGTCCGGTCACCATCGCGGTCTCATAAGCCAGCGACATCGGCAGTTCAAATCTGTCCCCCGCATCCAACATTATAAAAAATGCCATTAACTTCTAAACCTCATCAATTCACTGCCACTGTGCAGCCCTATGTATATTGGAACAATATCTTTAGTGATATTGAACTGGCCAAAGTTACTGAATATTGTGATGGAGTAGGAGTAGAGCAGTCAGTTACTTTTAATAAAGGAACTGACACACAAACTGTAGATCATTCTTATAGAAAAAGTCAGTCTAGATTTCATGACTGTAACGATTCAAATAACTGGATTTTTGAAAAACTATTAGCGGCAATAGATGGTGCTAATAAAATGTTCTTTCAATATGATTTAGTTGGTTTTGACAATTTCCAATATACTTCATATTCTGATAGTGAATATTATCATTATCATACAGATACATTTTATGGAGAATTTCCTATAGATAAAAATACTCATTTGAGTAGAAAACTATCTGCAAGTTTAATAATTAGTGACCAAGCTGATTATGATGGTGGTGAATTTCACATATGTTTGGGTGACCCAAATCAACCTCATATTTTAAATCAACGTAAAGGTACTATGTTAATTTTTCCATCTAATATACTACATCGAGTGACCCCAATTACTAGAGGCGTCCGTAAATCCATAGTTGTTTGGACATTGGGTCCAAAATTTAGATAATTATTGCCATTCAACACGGCCTCGCCCAATACAACATAGTTGTACGGCGGGGTTTTTTTTGACTTGACAGACCTCTAAAAGAGTGTTATAATACACACTTAATAAACACTTTTGGAGAAGTTATGATCCCCACAGTAAATTTGGAACTTTGCGAATATACTGCTGAGTTCCGTAAATTGTCCTTGGCATCTGAATACTTTGGTATGCCACGGGAATTTTATGTTCACAGTCACCATACTGATCGAAAGATTCTGTTTCGCCCAATTCAAGAAAATCATCCAAAATTTGATTATGACCAATGGGATGGTGAACAACAAATTTATGAACCTATTGAAAGGTTGAAAAATGTTGAAATTTTGGTTATCTACAATCAATATTGATCTTGACAAAAGTACCAATATTTGTTATAATACACACACAGTAAATAATTTAAGGAGTTCCTAAAATGGCAAAAGCAAACACTAAACCCTCTAACAGTTCCAGCAATATCTTAGAATTTGATGTTGATGCAATCAAAGCTCGAGAAGCTGAAGTGGCACAGGAAACTGATCAATCCATTATGGATCGACTGCGCGAGCGTTTTCAAATTCTAGATGACATGACCCGAGCTGTTAAGGAAGGTAATGTACGTGCTATGATTGTTAGTGGTCCTCCTGGTGTTGGTAAAAGCTACGGAGTTGAAACTGTACTGCAAAAGTCGGATTTGTTTAATACTTTGGCAGAAAAGAAACCCAAATTTGAAGTTGTCAAAGGTGCTATGAGCGCTATTGGATTGTATGCCAAATTGTATGAATATAGTGCTGTGGGCAATGTTATTGTGTTTGATGACTGCGATAGTATTTTGATGGAGGACTTGAGCCTTAACATTCTTAAGGCCGCGTTGGATAGTTCTGCTCGCCGTTTTATTAGCTGGAACACAGACAGCCGTATTTTACGTAGCGAAGGTATTCCGGACCGTTTTGAATTTAAAGGCGCCGCAATTTTTATTACTAACATCAAGTTTGAACACGTTCGCTCTAAAAAGTTGCGTGACCACTTGGATGCGTTGGAATCACGCTGTCACTACATTGACCTCCAAATGGATACCACACGTGAAAAGATCCTGCGTATCAAACAGATCGTGACTGACGGTATGTTGGAACGTTATGATTTTGATAATTACGAAATTGTTCGTGATGAATTGGTTGAGTTTGTTGATGCCAACCAAAGCAAATTGCGTGAACTGAGTTTGCGTATGGTTCTTAAATTGGCAGATTTACGTAAGAGCTTCCCGTCCAACTGGCAAGCAATGGCCCGTACTACCTGTATGAAACGTTCCTAATATGTTGGAACTATTTACTGGAGTCTTTATGCAGAGATTGGTGCTGTATTGTACCATTTCTCTTTTACTGTTTACTGTAGAAATAACTTGGGAGGATGCTAGATTTTGGTGCATGATTGTTTGTTTGATACTGTTGGAACAGTTGTCAAGCATTGAAGGAGAAAAACGTGGAGTTGGTAATATACTTGGTATGCATCGAAGTAAATTGCTTAGGATTAAAGACTTCATGGATTCGGTAGAAAATGGCAACGACCACGATATTAGTGAACTTAACGAAATTTTAAAGAAAGAAGATAAAAAAGATGAATGATACTCAATTGAACACCTGCCAATGGATTGGTGAGAATTTTCGTCCAAGTTGTACTTGTAAAGTTATACCTGGAAAGTCTTATTGTAAAGATCATGTTTGGTTAGTGTATAAAGAAGGTACTGCTCAACGTAAACGTAAGAAAGATATTCTTATGGTTGATAAAGTTCGTCTTGTGGAAGAACTTATGAATGAGGCCATAGCAGAGCTTGAAGCTGAAGGCTTTGATGTCTATGGAAATCGAGAATTAGATTTATTTAAATAAAATGTTTAAACAGTTAAAACTATATATGTTGATCGGTGTCCCAGGTTCTGGTAAAAGTACTTGGGTTGAAAATCAAGACTGGGCTAAAAACTGTGTACATGTTTCAACTGATCAATATGTAGAAGCATATGCCAAAGGCCTAGATAAAACTTATAATGAAGTTTTCAAAGAAGTTATGCCTGAATGTGTTCGATTGATGACTGATGCTGTTGTATTGGCACGTACTCGTCAGCAAGATATTATCTGGGATCAAACCAGTACCACAGTTGCAAGCCGTAAGAAAAAGTTCAGGATGTTGCCTGACTATTATACTATTGCTGTAGTGTTTAGGACTCCCAAATCAGATGAATTAACTCGTCGATTGGCCAGTCGTCCTGGTAAGAACATTCCAGACTACGTTATGGAAAGTATGATTAAAAATTGGGAAGAACCTACTGAGGAAGAAGGCTTCAAAGAAATTTGGTACACATCATGAAAATAATTTCAAGTTATGACGGGTCAATTAATTTGCCCTGGGAACCAGGACTATTAGAATGGTTGCACGTACATTATCCTTATTCCAAATATCGAATCGTAGAGGTTGAGCATGAAGTATGAGTTTATTGGTTGGTGTAGGGAAGAAGAAGCCAACGCTGATAAAGTTTGGGGAGTAATTCTTCTACAGGAAAATGTCACTAACCTTAAATGGAATATTGAAAATAAGTATGTAACATTTTGGGGTCGAAGAGGTAAGAAACTTCAAACCAAAACTTCAGTGGCAACATATATAGTAATGGATAGAACTATCCGTAGTAAGACTCAAAAAGGTTATACTAAAATTGATCAATCTAAATTAGACAAAGTATATCCTGAGTTTGAAACTGATTTAAAAAAGACCGCCGTATGGGCGATGCTAAAACTGTAAAATAAAATAGGAGGCAATTATGCCATGGATTCAAAATGTGGGAATGGGCGACATTAAAAAAGGGCATCACTTTGATGTAGGCATTAATTCAATGCTGATTCAAATTGTGGATCCGCCTGGTGACTTCCCTACACCGTTTTACACATTCAAAGAAGTACATCAATTTCAATTTTTGGATGTAGAGGAACGAGATCAAGTTGATGATGAAGCGATGAGGTGTAGTCACGAGCAGGCTAATGAGTTAGTACGCTTGCTTGAACATGCATTGGAAAATCGCATGAATGTAGTTGTTCACTGCCATGCTGGTGTATGCCGTAGCGGTGCAGTTTGCGAAGTTGGTGTCATGTTGGGCTTTAACGACACCGAAGTATTCCGTAGTCCTAACCTGTTGGTCAAGCATCGTATGATGAAAAAGCTAGGTTGGACTTATGATGAACAAGAGTCCCATACTATCAATGGGACTCCAATTGACAAAGATTGGACAAACGATAACGAAAAAGTGTTTACATTGGCTGATGCTAGACGCAAATACAGAGAAAATCACAAAGATAATGTTTGACAAATTGACAAATTGAGTATATAATACACACATGTTTAAAATATACTACACAGATCCTGTTGGCGATGTATCACATGCTCACAATGTTGACTCATTGACAGAAGCATTGCGATACACTGAAGGCTTTCGCAAGTTAGGTATGACCTTTGTTACTATGGTAGCAGAAGATCCTAACCAAGTTGGCCGCCCTGGTGTTGACAGCATTGTGGATGGCAAGTGCCCAGATGGTGTAGTATATGATTGGAATAAGGCCAGCCGTATTGGCGCAACAAGACGTTAAGGAGAATGATATGGCTTACAACAATGGAAGCCCATATGACCAAGAAGCAGAGTATGCTAAAAAGTCTATGGCAGAATTGATTGCTATCCGTACTCAGTTTGAGTTGGCAGTGATTAATCACCCAAATGGCCCTAAGATGTTCAATGAACATTTGGAATGGGTCAAAATGAAAATTGCAGAACGCATTGGAAAGAAGTAACATGACCAAACATGAAGAACTTATTCGTTGCCGTATTGCCAAGAAAGGCATTTACGCAGAAGATATCAAACACGCTGGTCGTTTGAGCGAAGATGAGATTGCATATCTTCCTGTTGATCGAGTGTATAGTTGGCTTAGGCAAGGTGCATGGAAACAAAAAGACTTCAACAAATGGTTGAAGGTAATGCGAGTAATCGAATAAGGAGAATATTATGAGAAAGATGGCAACTATCCGTAAGATTGATGCATTGCGTCCCATCCCGGGCGCTGATGCAATTGAATGCGCTATCGTAGGTGGTTGGACCTGCGTGGTAAAGAAGGGTGAATACTCAACCGGTGATCTGGCTGTGTATTGCGAAATTGATTCGTTCATCCCTACTGCTATTGCACCGTTCCTAACCAAGCCTGGACAATATGCAAAGACTTATGAAGGTATTGAAGGTGAGCGGCTGCGTACTGTAAAACTACGTGGTCAATTATCACAAGGACTATTATTGCCACATGATATTGTGTGGGATAAAAATATGTTTGACTTCAATCGTTTTGATGAAGGTGATGATGTGTCAGAACTACTTGGCATCACCAAGTACGAAGCACCAATCCCAGCAGAACTTGCAGGTGAAGTCAAGGGTATGTTCCCGTCAGTTATTCCAAAGACTGACCAAGAACGTATTCAAAACTTGTCGGCTGAATTGGAAGTGTGGAAGGCAGAAAATCTAACTTGGACTATCACTGAAAAGTGCGAAGGCTCGTCTTTTACTGCATTTTTTAATGACGGCGAATTTAATGTTTGCTCACGTAATTTGATGCTAAAAGAAAATGCCGATAACACACTATGGGCCACTGCTGGCAAGTATGACCTAAAAAATAAAATGACCGCATTAGGGAGAAACATTGCTGTTCAGTCTGAACTATTAGGTCCTGGTGTGCAGGGTAATATTTACAAATTGTCTAAACATATGTTAGCAGTGTTTGACATCTTTGATATTGATGCTCAACACTATATGTCTCCTGCAGATTGCAAAGATATGATTGAACAACTTGGACTAACTTCAGTTCCTGTACTTACTTCAACTGCTGAACTCGGTGACAAAACTATTGAAGTTTTGTTAACGATGGCTGATGGCGCATCTGTTATGGGCTTAGTAGGTTGCAAGCGAGAAGGATTAGTTTGGAAATGTAACGAACGACGGGTGTCTTTTAAGACTATCTCAAATGCCTACTTGTTAGGTGAGAAGTAATTTACATTTATCAAAGTGCCATCTTTTTGCATTTGCTGGATCGACAACTTTATAGCAATGTGGGCAAGTTGAAGTAATTCTATTGCTGGCTGCTATACGTAGTTTATTGATAGTCTCCTCATTATGTTTAATGCCATAATGAGGAGACATCTCTCCAAAACGTCTAACACCAAACATTCCATTTTTGTCGCCCGAGGATCCTTTTCGTTTATTAACATCGTCGGAAAACTGTTTACCACTATTAGCAAGTCGTATTTTATGTTTTGTTTCTTCCGTACAAATTCTACCTGGAGTGCCATTGCCCATTCCGTTTTCATAAATCATATTTGCCCACAGTGGTGATTTGACAATATTATGAAGTTCAGAAAACATTAAGGCAAACTTAGTACATTCTTCCTGATTAGTAAACAAACAATACCATACGGTTTCTATATGTTCTACTCCGTGTTTTGCAATATGCCTTTGCCAATGCATACCTGATCCATTATATGCAATTGGATCTGCTTTATATGTTTTACCAAAATATAGTAACCCCGTTACTGAGTGTTTCTTTATATAAAGATAAGTGGGTTTGAATTCTGAATAAATATTCACGCTGATGGTTCCTTATAAACTATTAGAGTTCTTGGGTATTTGCAGTACCGCGAAGAGCATTTTTCTTGACTTAAACACTGTTTTTTGTTATAATATTATTTATGCAAAATAATCAGATTAACAAGTTCCTCTTGAAGGGTGGCGAATAATGAATACTTGGGTAACTAGTGACCTACATTTTGGGCACAAAAACATTATGAAGTTCTGCCCTGTAACACGGGCACGATTTCGTAATGATGTGGACTATATGAATGAAGCAATGGTCAAAGAATGGAATGACTTGATTGCTCCAGAAGACCTTGTATACATTCTAGGCGACGTGGCATTCCTACCTGCCCAAAAGGCAGCAGAATACATGAACCGTTGCAACGGAACAAAGATTTTGGTAGAAGGCAATCACGACCGTAAAACATTAAACGACCCTACCTTTCGTAGATGCTTCCAGGAAGTCCACAAGTATTTGGACATTAACTATAACGGCACAAAGGTTGTGATGTTTCATTATCCCATATGCGAGTGGGACCAAATGCACAGAGGTGCAGTTCACTTTCATGGACACATACACGGTGGAACTAGTGGAATGGAAAAGTTCCGCTGTCGTGATATGGGTATGGATGCAACTGGTATGATTGCTATGTTAATGGAAGATGCTATCAAGGACGCATTAAAGGGCGAGATTAAAGGCCATCATACTACTTGACAAGTTGGTAAAATCTTGTTATAATTGACACATAGACGAACACACACTGGAGTTGATTATGAACATGGTAGAACAAGCTAGAGTATTTGCCACCGCTGCCCATGCCGCAGTTAAGCAGGTGCGCAAGTACACCTTTGAACCGTACATTGTGCATCCAGCGGAAGTTGCCAACATTGTTGCCACTGTGCCTCACACTGATGTGATGTTGGCTGCTGCATACTTGCATGACACAGTGGAAGACACTGGTGTGACCATAGAAGATATCACCCGTGAATTTGGACACGAAGTTGCAGCATTGGTCAGCTGGTTGACTGATGTCAGCACTCCAGAAGATGGAAACAGGGCTGTTCGCAAAGCCATAGACCGTGAGCATACTGCGCAGGCACCTGCCGAAGCTCAGACTGTTAAATGTTGCGATTTAATTGCGAATACAAAGTCAATTGTTAAACACGATCCTGCATTTGCACGAGTATATCTTGCCGAAAAGCGAGAACTTCTTGCAGTGCTTACTAGGGCCAATCCTGTTATTCTTGCAGAGGCTTATACGGTGTTGGACGAATCTGAGAGAGCATTACAATTATCAAAGTGATATCTTTTCATTCCAGTGATATCTCCCTCCTTATTGCAATGCGGGCAAATAACTTTTTGACGAGGCTTCATAGTCCAGTCGGGTGTTCTTTTACTGATAGTATCTTTGAATTTTTCAATAGATTGTATCGGAGTAGGACCCCGACTTCCTTTTCCTTTAAATCCATTATGTCCTCTAAGTTTAGAAGAGTTGCTTATTTTTTGTTTGCTTTCTTCAGATAACTTCCTGCCTTGCGCAGCAATACTTAGTTTTTTTCGCGTGTCTTCGGATCTAGGTAATAGTTTTCTTCCGCGATTTGCATCACCTATCTTCAGTCTTGTTTCTTCTGAAACTATATGACCTTTCAGAGACTCTGCTCTTTTTTGTTTTTCTTCTAAAGATTGCTTTATACCGCGTCTAGTTCCAAAGTCTGTATTTAATTTTGCTTTTTCATAAAATCTTGAAGCGCCTGCACCTGTATATCTATTATGAGATTTACTATGCATTTTAGACATACACATATATGCACTCCACATTTTTGATTTATGAATAGGGTCAATTACCATATGCGGTAATAACAAATGAACAATATAATGCTCTTTTGCAGTTAACTCTGCTAAATTATCTTGATCATTGGACCCACCTAGCGATCGAGGTATTATATGATGAGTTTCTTTATAACCAACAATAACTCTCAATTTTGCTTTGATTATTATATTAAAATAGATTCTGCTATATTTGTTGGTTTTAAATATCACTTTTGATAGCCTTTATTAAAAATAGAGCAGATAAATCTACATCTGCATTATTATTTATCACTTAGACTATAAAGGTAGCAGATTTACTCAAAATAAAGTAGTTGACAAAATTTAAGAGTTATGCTATAATATAGCATATAAAGTATTAACCCGCGGTGATGCCACATTAATGGCAGAAGCACGCCGCATTGTAGGAGAATAATATGAACGAACGAATTAGACAATTTGCTCGAGAATCACATCTCGATGTCTACGCTCTCGGACTAGATAAAGTCAAGTGGGAAGCCACTTTGGAAAAGTTCGCCGAGTTGATTATAGAGGAATGTATGGATATTGCTTACGATCACACACCTAACTCAGAAGAATGCGAATACAAACGGTTGATCCATAACAAGATTCGACAACATTTCGGAGTTGAAGAATGAACAAGGATGAATTAAAGGCTTTTGTATTAGCTAACCCAAAGTTGGTTTCTATGAAGCCTGCTGGTGATGGTATCTTTGTGCTAAAGTATTCCAAGCGAGTTTTTTATGACAATTTATGGAATGACTATTTGGAAGAATGTCGCGGTACTATCGTTGACAGTGACTTCAATGTGGTGCAACGTCCATTCACTAAAATCTACAACTACGGCGTAGAAGCTAAGTCTCCTGTGCTAAGTGAAGACACCATAGTGGAATGCTTTCGTAAGGTCAACGGCTTTATGATTGCTGTCACTATGCATAATGGAAAGTTGTTAGTGAGCACCACTGGGTCAACTGCCAACGACTATGTTGATATGGCTAACTCCTTTATCGACCGGCGGCGTGAAACTTTTGAACGGTATGTGAGCAACTTTCCTAACTTGACTTTTATGTTTGAGTGTGTGCATGAAAATGATCCACACATCATTGTAGAAAAGCCAGGTTTGTATTTGCTGGGCTATCGTGAAAAGACTTGGGACAGTCGTAGCGAAAACGATGGACTTAGCCTGTATCACCAATATGCATTATCGGATCATCAAGTGGACTGGAGGCGTTGTACTCTGGGTGAAGTATTGCGGGAAGTTAAGACTGTTCAACACGAAGGCTTTGTAGTATATGCCAACGACTATACCACATCCTTTAAGATCAAGAGTCCATACTACTTAACTGCAAAGTGGGTCGCCCGTAATCCAAGAACTGACAAATTAATGACTAAAGAGTTTAAGGAACAAATTGACGAAGAATATTACAATCTGCTTGACGCAATCCGTGAAAATATAGTACAATATACTGAGATGGATGAACAAGCACGCCTTGCCTGGGTGCGCAACTATTTGGAGACTGTATGAACATGCCAATTGTGCCTGATAATGTAATCAAGATGTGGGCGGATCCTCGCTTTCAAATTCTAGCAGAGGTTGATAAATTATTGACAGGTAGCAAGACATGGGCAGGTATGGAATACACCTATCATCCTATACATCCTGATAAGTATAAACCCGTGGCAGTAAAGGTCCGCAAAGCATTGTACGACCTTCAAGCAGAATATGGAGTTTTAGAATGAACAAACGTAAAATTACCACCCGAATCATGCTTGACGGTGTTGTGGATAATACCTTTACACAGATGCGACAGGTTTACGTTGACGATAAAGGCGAGTATGTAAATTGTGACCGCAATCGGTATCACATTACTAATGATAGTTTTGACATTGTTTATACTACTGGTCGGGCATTTACATTTGCAGAAGTGTTAAAGGATTTGATATGAATGAACGAATTCGACAACTAAAAGAACAGTCTATGGAATGGGTGCCCAATATGGCTGACCCGGATACCAAGATTAGATTGCTCAATGCTGAAAAGTTCGCCGAGTTGATTATAGAGGAGTGTGCTAGGGAGGTTGAAGAATTTGCACGAAAGTGGTGGTCTATTCATTGCCATAGCAACAAACAC